CCCGCCAAGTTTGAGCCTACCGGAGAAGATCTTACGGGGCTTGTCGAGCATGTAACGGGGGGAAACAATAGCAATATGTGGGATAAATACGGCTTTCCCCTTATTCATATCGAGGACGGGGACAATACCGACGCCCGGTTTTTAGATAAGCCGTCAACCATTGTTTACCTCAAGGCCAAGGGCGGGAGCAAAGTAGAAAGAAACCTAGGGGGGATGGTTTACAATGTCTAAATGTTCATATAAACGTTGTCGACAAGCGGGCGACGCGGTAGCCTATCTCACGCCCGAGGGTCACCGGTTTGACTTCTGCGCGACTCACTGGGTAACCTTATGTAAGGACCCGCAACAAAGATCCATTAAGGAATTTATTCTTGACGTGGCTATTCCTAGCGAAAGTCACACACTTACTAAACACACACGCCCAAGGAGGGGCAAATAAAACATGGGAGCTAATTTTACTCAACAACAATTAGATAACATACATGAAACATCGCTATCAATCGGCGACGCTTACACATCGGCCTATCACGTATTCGGTCCGGAAAGCGAGATTACTAAAACGCTTTTTGAGTTAATGCGGGAAGTAAGGCGGGAGCTGCCTCAGCAAGTTGGCGATGGTAGCCGTTATAAGTCCTATGAATTCTATCTAGCGACTCGCTCGCCAAGATCCCATAAAATAGATACATCGGGGAGGGGGTTACATGACTAACTACCGCCCCGATAGGGAGGAATTAGAGGTCATCGTTACCGCCTTGGTACTGGCTACTCTCTTTTACATTTTTCAAATTTTTACAGATGGAAACTAACTCACAAAATAAATTTCATTTGGTCGACCGACCAACTAAAGCGAATATCGAGGAGGAACTATTTCGCCTTGCATATGATACTAATCAATCTTGGACAATCTCATGGGGTCGCGGTGGTGCACTAATTAAAAGGGGCATGGTACCGGTATCTCCTCGGATGACTAAGAAAGAAGTCGCTATTTTCATCGCCGGAATTCGTGCGGGCGTAATCATCAATTACACGAATGGATCTTATAACTAAGACACTTTTAATCATGTTAATACCTATCTCATATCAAGAAATTGAGTCACTGGAAACAGTGCTCAAGAAAAGATTCCACGATATCCGCCACTTACTTAAAGCGCATGACTTACCGAGTGAACCGCTTAAAGAGTTTGGCGAGTATTTAACTAAGCTCAAATCGCCCGACTTTGATTTTGACTGTCTTTTTAGGCGACAGTTAGCCGACCTATTCGGTAGTATTGACGCTAGGTTAGACGCCTTGCCGGACGATGACGAAAACGATCTTTTTCGTACAAAGCTTATCGGTGTACTAATCAATCTCGGCGAGCTCGAAGAATACTTGGAGGAAAACAAGTCATGAGTCGAGCCAAAAACTTAATAATTGTCACACATAGCGGTGAACAATGGGTCGATGAGGGGATTATTTGTGCCATATCGGACGAGGAGAAAGCCAAACTTTTAAAAGGCGACCTCGGACTAGGTGACATATATCCCGCGCAACGTATCACGTTAAGCGAGCTAGAGATATCGCTCAAAAGTAAAATCAATTTAACGCCGAGCGATGACGACAGCGAAAGTAAAGCGTGAAAAACTAGCGCCTCGTAGCGTCGCATTTGCCGGCGCTGTTTGGAGGGTTGGTAGTCCTACATGTTTAGTACCGGTTGAAAATCCTGAAGATCCTGACGTTGGATTTTGGGAGGAAGTACCAGTAGTGACATGTAAAGATTGCCATCAACTTGCGCCCGCCTCACCATGTGCAGACTGTACTGTTGAGGCCGAGCGTCAAGACTGCGAACCTCGTACTTGTGAAGTATGCGGTCGAGAATATCGGAATGCGTTTACTTGGTATCGCACTTGTTCAACTAAGTGTTCAACACTGAAAGCAAATTC